TGCTTCGTCCGTCGCAGTGTGGTACCATAATGTACCGTCTGCTGGCTCATTGCTTGGAGCACTTGTTGACGCAGTGTAACTCAATCTTTTCCAGTTACTTGCTATGATACCTGTGTTAGCACTTGAGTCAATGCTATCACCTGTTGGTAGGTCATACAAGTTGTCGATCAAAGTTGAACTGTTCGCTGTGTACGTTCCGTAAGCGTGTGCCGTCGTTGCACTGAAACCCGCATCTGCTAATGGTGTTCCTGTCATGCCTTCTTCAGTCATTCTAAACTCACCACCCAGTGCGTGTGTCATCTGGATAGCACCTGTTGATAGTTTAGTTGCAGAAACGTTCGTTAAACCCGCCGCACTCACTGCCGCCACAAATGCATCTGCATCTGTACCACCCAGTGTTACTGTTACTGCTGAACTCAACGCTTCTTGGTTCTTCACTGACTCTTGTATTTTGAAAGTGTCTGAACCTGTGAAAGTTGGAGATGTGTTGTTACTTGTGATAGTTGTAGCACCACCTTCGTATCTGAACAGTTGGAAGTCACCAACGTTAGGGGTAGCATCTGCGGCATCACCTGCCGTCATTGACTCTTCAGTCACGTTGTACTGTGCGTACACTGTGCCTGTGCTCAATGCAGTTCCGCCAGTCGCCGCGTCTAGGTTGTAGATCGCAGAATGGTGTGTGGCATAAAGTGGACTAGCAACTGTTGAGAAACTAGCACTTGATGAGCTGTAAAGTTTTGTAACTAGAGCCGCACCTGAGTTTGCAGAAGTTGTCTTGAACCAAACTGAACCGTTGGGTCTGTTCTCGTCTGCTGTTTTCCAAGTAGGTCTGTTAGTGTGTTTGTCCTGTAATAATTTTACACCGTTGTAAGTTCCAGCAGTGATTCCTAATTCAGCCAATACACCATTTCCTTCTTCAATTCTTATAGTGTTAGCACCTGCTGTCGAGTCACCCAATGCTTTACCGTTGTGGAAGATCTCTAGGTTTCCTGTCGTGCTGTTCACACTTGCTGAAACGTTGGTCACGTTTGATCCAATTGCTGTTGCAACATCTGATAATGCTGTACCGCCTGGAGTGATTGTTACACCGTTCATCACGAAAGCGTTTCCACTTGTCACTGTAGTTCCTGAAGCAACAGAGAAGATTGGTAAAGATGTATGCCATGCTTCTGATCCAACCTGTACCCAAGTGTTACTTGCTGTCTTCTTGTAGATCTTGTTAGTAACGTGTGTTGTGTTGATTGCGTAATCACCTATTACACCTATTGAAGTTTTTGGTGCACCAGTTGAGACACCGCCAACTAGGTCACTTGTTGAAGTGATAAGTGTTGGAGTAATTGTTGTGAAAGATTGATTGGTAGCAGACCACTCAAATAAACCGTAACTGCTTGATGCAAGGTCAAACCAGTATGTGCCATCTGTTGGTGCCGCTGTTGGTGCCGTGGCACTTCCAACTAAACCTGCTGTGTCCACGTTCGCTCTTAGGACGTATGCTCTGTTGGCAACTCCTAGGAAACTGTAGGCCGCTTGTAACCCATATTCATTTAATTCATAACCGTTCAATGAATTTCCTGAAGCGTCTGTGTAGAATTTTGGATCTCCAAAAGTCTCTGTTAATTCTCTCTGTGACGAGATCAAATAAGCAGTGTTGGCGTTAGCAGTAGTTGTTCCTACAGCAGTTCCGTCTCCGGCCCCATTTGACTTGTCCTGTGATGATGCTACTATGAATAGTGGTGTAGTACCCGCATCTGATGGTACGTAGAAACTTTCGTTAATTACTGAAACCTCTACTCCTGGTGATGTTAATGCCATTTTTCGTATTCTCCTTGCAAGTTACGTATATACTAGAGTTATTTATTCAATCATACGGTTTTGTTGACATAATTTACCGTTTTCGTGGTGCCTATATAGGCGACGTAAATACACACATGCAGTACAAGGACAGACCGTTGTGTACGGAGTGTAAGACCAAACCCAGGGCCTATGCCTACAAGAGATATGGCAGGGTTTACTGGCGTAGTCGGTGCGACACCTGTATCAGGAAAAAAGCCGGTAAGCGAGTGGGAGGTGTGACCGCACTGCAAAGATCCGGATATAAGAAGAAAAATAAGTGTGAACTTTGCGGTTTCAAAGCACAGGCCAAAGCACAACTAGATGTGTTGTTTGTGGACGGAAACCTGAGGAATACTAGCGTTAGTAATCTAAAAACTGTTTGCGCCAATTGCCAAAGGCTGGGCAGTACCCGTAGGCTTGGCTGGCGTGTTGGTGATCTTGTCGCTGACGATTAGATCGTCTATCTTGGCGTATAATTCTTCTTTTGTGCCATTGTTCTCTATGACGAAATCAAACTCTTCTTTAGCCCAGGCGTATTCTGAACTATGTATGCCCTTGGGTTGTATATTGCCTTCCACGTAATCAACGAACCAGTCGGGATCCTGTCCCCTTTTTACCAGTATTATCTTGCCACCACGTTCCCTGATCTGTTTGACTTCATTGGGGAATCTTGTGTCTGCTATAACGGTGTTCTGTCCTTTGTATCTGCCAATGCAACTGTCCACCCAGATGCCGTCGTACATCTGGCCACGCATTACTTCCGTTCCAAAGTACTGCAACACCCATCTTGGCGTTGTGGGTTTGCCAAATTTCTCACTCCAGAAAGCGTCTGGTTGTTCTCTCCATTGTCTGCTGGCCTCAGTGTCACCTTCTAATAAATTTCTATCCCAATTGAACATTGATGCCACGGCATCCTTGAGACTTTTAGCGAAACTGTCTTTTTCATATCCGTGTTGTTCTACCAGCCTGTCAGACACAGTGCCTTTTCCAGAACCTATCAAACCTACTACACCTATCAGCATAGTATTATTATACTATTTTTTTAGACGTTTTTCAATCTCTTTGATTGCTTTTCTCACGGATCTCAATATGGATGCTCTCAGAGTCTTCTTGCGTTCTTTCAACGCCTTTATGCTCATTATTTCCAACTCCTCTACCAACTTTTCCAGTTCATCCAGTGAGAGGTCAGAGTATTTCTTGTATTTGGAATTTTTCATTGCAGGGTATTTAAATGGAGATCTTGGTCAATTAACCAATAACAAAACTGTGTGGTGTTCCACCTTCTTGGAAATTTCCAATGTCCGCTTCCAGCCTGTCAATTTCCGCTTGGCCTTCTTGTTTCAATGCATCACCGTTCAGTGTCGTTCCACCCTGCGGTCCCGCGATGGTGTTGAATTTGCCTCTCGCTTCACCTAGCATGATTTTAGACACAGCCAGTGTGTAATCTCTGATCCATGGTTTTGAATAGATGTCCTTGAACAGTGTTATGTCTGGTCTGTAGTTGTCTGTGTGCATGAGCACTGTCTCATCGTCCGCCCTGGGTCTTTGAGTGATTGTCAATTTCTTAGTCGCCACGTCAAAATGGAACTGTATGAAACTACCAAACATCTTGCCAACCAGTTCTTGGTATGATGCGAAAGCGTAGTAGGTTGCCAAACCGCCTGTTGCACCTGCCCTTAGAAGATAGGTGTTTGTGTATGCCAAGTTGAATGGTTCAAACAATGTTCCACCTTCACCACCTTCGGTCCTTGAGCCCACGGTCCTCCTGTTGAGATTCCTCACGTTTATGATCTCATCTGGTAGGATATAGGTGTTCTGATTTTTCTTCAATTCTAAGAACGCATATGATTCTTCAACAGCATTTGAAGATCGCTGTCTGAATTTGTTCACAGCCCTTTCCAGTGCCGTTTGATAGTGTTTTGGGTCTAATTCAACGTCAATCATCCCGTCACCGAGATTGTTCTTGACGTAGTCGAAAATTTCCTGTTGTCCTGTTTGTAGTTCTGACATACTCATATTTATAGTCATTGCCTAGGCAATAAATATGTATGATATGCCAAGATTATCCATTTTTAAGCCTGAAAAGGGCAACGACTACAAGTTCTTCGATCGCAACATCCGAGAGATGTTCACCGTGGGAGGCACGGACCTACACCTACACAAATACCTAGGACCCTACGATCAGGGTGACACAAACAAGGACGGTGATGCTTCACCCACGCAACCACAATATTCTGGGGATAGTCTAAACGAGAGAACCATACAAGATCTACTATTTCTAGAGAACAGAGATAGGAAATATTCAGACGACGTGTATGTTGTCAGAGGCATATACAACGTGCAAGATGCTGACTTCAATCTTTCTCAGTTTGGCATGTTCTTGCAGAACGATACCTTATTCCTAACAGTTCATCTTAATGACATTGTTGAAAGGATCGGCAGGAAACCGATGAGTGGTGATGTTATAGAATTTCCACACATGAAGGAAGATTATTCTCTAGACGAGAGCGTACCAATTGCACTGAAAAGATACTACGTGGTAGAAGATGTAAACAGGGCCGCGGAAGGATTCAGTCAAACTTGGTGGCCACATCTGTTAAGATTGAAAATGAAAACGTTAGTAGACTCACAGGAATTCAAAGACATCATAGGCGATGCAACCACAACAGGATCTGTTGCCAGTTACATGAGCACATACAACAGAGAGAAAACCATTAATGATCAGATAGTGGCACAGGCAGAATCTGATGCTCCAAAGGCAGGTTTCAACTACAAACAATATTATGTTGCACCTATAGATGAGAGAGGGAACATCAGGACAGAAAACGTCAACACAGCATCACAAAGGGCAAGTAGCAGTAACTCAGTGAATGCAACCATAGACACTCCGGCCAGTTCACACTACGGATTCTATCTAGATGGTGATGGAGTTGCACCCAACGGAAATCCTGCAGGTTTTGGTATCACATTCCCAACTTCCGGTGTTGATCAGGGAGACTATTTCTTAAGGACTGATTTCTTACCTAACAGGTTGTTCAGATATGACGGAGCCAGATGGGTGAAAATAGAGGACAGTGTCAGAATAACTACAACGAACAATGATTCTAGAGGAAACTACAAAACAAGTTTTGTTAACAATTCAACGGAATCTACAATAAACGGATTAACAGTTAAACAGAGACAGTCATTGACAGATGCACTGAAACCAAAGGCTGACAATTAATGCTACACTTTTACGAAGGACAGGTTAGAAAATTCCTCACTCAATTCATTAGGATTTTGAGTAATTTT